CTTATACGGAGCTGACGGCGAGGTTGGTATCGTTAGAGACATCACGTGAATTATTTCAAAATGATTTGCTTAAAAAAAGTGAACAAGTGCCGGTCGATCAAGAGCAGATATTTTTAATCGAGGATCTTTATAAGTCGGTCGAGAAGATGGAAGAAACTCAAGAGATGAACATGACTAACAAAGTTAATATAGAATTTTTAAGAGAACAACTAGATAAAGCATTAGTTGATATTGAAGTATTAAAAGATAAGGTAAGACAGAATGGCAACGGGTCGAGTCACTAAAAAAATATTAGATCACATAGCACAAATAAACAAAGATAATAAAGCTATGAGTCTAGCTAAAGAATTAAAAAAAGAAGTTGAAATTGGCAAGCATGGTACGCAAAAATATGTTGTCAAAGAAGGTGAAAACAAAGGTAAGATACTATGACAGAGATGGTAATAGCTTTACTTATGATAATCAACGGAGAGATCAAGGAGGCACGTATCCAGACGTCAATGTCTGAATGTCTTAAAGGGGCACGTGTAGCAAAGCGTCAGTTAAAACCAAATGGCAAAGTTAAGTATCAGTGTATAAAATCAATGGCAGAATTAGAGTCAAATATTGACGGTAGTAAATCTATTAAAAAACTTATATTGGAGTAATTATGGAATTAACACGAAATTTTAGTTTACAAGAATTAATTAAATCAGATACAGCAATCCGTTTGGATATTAATAATAATCCCAATTCAGGTCAGATAGAAAAATTAAAAGCGCTATGTGAAAATATTTTACAACCGGTACGTGACCACTTCGGCAGAGTAAAAGTAACTAGCGGATTCCGTAGCGAACAGCTGTGTTTAAAAATAGGTAGCTCTGTAAATTCACAGCATGCTAAAGCAGAGGCCGCAGACTTCGAATGTATGGGTACAGACAATGCTGAATTAGCTGACTGGATTAATCAAAACCTAGACTATGATCAATTGATATTGGAGTTCTATACTCCTGGTGAGCCTAACAGCGGATGGATACATTGTAGCTACACACCTGATCAACCAAGAAAACAGTTCTTGCATGCTTTTAAATCTGAGGGTAAAACTAAATATAAACCAATAATAGGAAAAGCAAAGGATTTAATTTAATGGCAATAACAAGATCACAAATGACTAAACAAGTTGAAGGTCAATTAAGAGGCGCTAAAGATAAGAAAAAAGAAAAAAAGAAATTGTATACAAAAAAAGATAAAAAAAATCCATTGAGTAAAACTTTTACTGCTTAATATGGATTTAACATGCTTCAAGTAATTGACAATTTTATAGAAAAACCTAAATGGAATCAATTTAGAAACATTCTAACTAGTAGTAATATAAATTGGTTTTACCAAAAACACATGGTGCAGAGTGGTAAAAATCCTGATAATCCTTACTTTGCCCATATTTTTTTTCATAAAAATACAATTAATTCTCCTTTTTATGATCCTTTTATAGTAGAGTGTTTAGAAAGATTAAAAGTTAAAGCAACTATCAGTGTGAGAGCTAACATGAATTTAAGAACTGGTGAAAGATACTATTCTAATTGGCATACTGATAATAAATTACAAGGTGCCACCACTGCAGTTCTTTATGTTAATTCAAATGATGGTGGTACAGAATTTAAAGATACTAATGAATTTGTTCAATCGGAAGAAAACAGAATAGTAATATTTCCAAGCGAAACGCAACACAGAGTAAAAACTCAACTTTCAACACCAAACAGGATAGTCATAAATTTCAATTATTTTTAATGTCTGACATAGTTTGCATAAATGATTGGTTAGATGATGATTACATAAAATATTTACATTATAAAATACTTTATAATTATCCCCATTATTATGGTGAAAAATCTATTATATCAGATCCGAAACATAAAGAATTTTACAGATCAGATTTAAAAAAAGAAGATCTTGAGTTTTTACATTTTAAATTAATTAAATCCTTTAAAAAAAATATTAGAGTGATTGAGGCCTATGCAAATATACAACACTCTGACATGAATGGTTCATGGCACCAAGATAATGGGACAACAACATATCTACTTATGGTTTCAGATACGTTACGAAAAGGAGAGGGTTGTTTAGAAATCAAAGATAAAAAAATAAATTTTATCCAAAATCAACTTATAGCTTTTCCATCAGAATTATCACATAGAGGATTAACTTCAGATTCAACTTTACCAAGAATATCAATAGCTTTTAAAACTGATGAATGAAATAATTAATATTTTTAGCACTCCTATTTATATTAAAAAATTAAATATAAATTTAAATAAATTAAAATTGTTTGCAGAAAATATAGAAAGAAAAAATAACAAAAGAGTAATATCTAATGAAGGTGGTTTTCAATCAAACGACTTAGATAACAAACAGGAAGAAGTTCAAGAATTAATTGAAGAGTTAAATAAGAATGTAGAAATATTTAAAAAAGTTTTCAATATTGAAAATATAAAACTTGATAATCTATGGGCTAACATAAATTACTATGGAAATTATAACACACTCCATTGTCACATTGATTCTCTCATATCTGGTGTTTTTTATGTACAAACAAAAAAAGATTCTGGTGCAATTGAGTTTGTAAATGATTTTGAAACCATTGAATATCATTTACAAAAAATCAAAGATAAAGAATATAATATATATAATTCTTCTAAGTATTTTGTTGTTCCTGAAGATAATCTATTGATTTTGTTTCCAAGTTGGTTAAAACATAGAGTAAAACCAAATTTAACAGAGGATAAAAGAATGTCTTTTTCTTTTAATTATAATTAATGTCTTTCACTTATTGGTATTGGAATAAAATAATATCGCCACCAGATATAATAAAACTTAATCAAAAAATTAATCTTTATGTTGAGGATTGTGAAGATAAAAGTGCAGCCAACACAACTAAAATTACAAATGTAAAAACAATTCAATTAGGTCACATTTGGGAAGAAATAAAACCATGCATCAACGCAGCTATTACTGTTAACTCTTTTAACTTTGGTATGGATATTTTTGAAATTACGCCTAACGAATTTGCAACTCTAAATGATTATGATGGTTCTGAAAAAGGAGAGTATGATTGGCATATAGATGGTGAAAGAGATAAGCCATTTGATTTAAAACTTACTTTTATTATTAATCTTTCTGAAACAAATTATGAGGGAGGAGAGTTTCAACTGATACATCAAAAAAATAAGATAACTGAATTCTCACAAGGTGGTGACGCAATTTTATTTAAATCTTATCATCCACATAAGGTAAAGCCAGTTACTTACGGATCGAGAAGAACTTTGGTAATATTTTTTAGAGGACCAAGATTAAGATGAAAAATAAAGAAAAAAAGAGAAATCTCTTTGCTAAAATGCTATGGGTGGGAAGTTTACTGTTCAAGCAAAAGGTGGTAAAATCTAAGAAGTTGTACAACCGAAAAAGGCTTAAACACTATGACAAAACTATGTGCTAGAGGCAAAGCGGCCGCTAAAAGAAAATTCAAAGTTTATCCCAGTGCATATGCTAATGCATACGCTAGCAAAATTTGTGCGGGTAAAATAAAAGATCCGTCAGGAACAAAGAGAAAAGATTGGGGACCTAAAAAAGCAAACAAAGGTGCAGAAATAAAAATTAAAGAAGTGGCAAAAGGTTTACACAAAGCATCCGCACTACATAAGAAACAAGCTAAATCATTAGATTCAGTTACAAATGCTTATATGGGCAAATTTATAAAACATGACTCAGGTGATATCAATTTATCAAACGAGGCTTCTGTAGATTATTACGGTGATTTATTAAAATGAGTGAACGAGGCACTTGTTGGGAAGGGTATGTCCAAAAGGGCATGAAGAAAAAAGGAAATCGTATGGTTCCTAATTGCGTTCCAGCAGGTGGTATGAAAAGTGGAGGACTTAAAAAATGGTTTTCAGAGAAATGGGTAGATATTGGAAGCAAACGAAAAGATGGTTCGTACGCACCTTGTGGTCGTTCAAAATTAGCATCGGACAAAAAACGGAAGTATCCAAAGTGCGTCCCTGCTGCAAAAGCGGCAAGAATGACAGACTCACAGAAGCAGAGTGCCGTTGCGAGGAAAAGAAGTAGAGCTCAAGGAGTTGGAGGTAAACCTACAAATGTTAAAACTTTTGCATCTAAAGGTGCGTTTACTAAATTATACTATGGTGGTATGATAGATACATAATGGAAGAAGCAACTGAATATAAAAAATATCTTGAAGCTCTCAGAAAAGCAACTGAGGAAGGAAAGAAGAATAAAAAAAATAAACCAATCAAGCCAAAACAAATGTCTTGTGGAGGCATGGGTATAGCTGTTAAAGGCGGAAATTTTAAAGGAGTAATGTAATGAAAAATGGAAGAATAAAAGTACACACTAAAATGGGTGGTGGAATGAATAATTACACGGGCGGTGACATGATTAGAGCCAGAGTCGGTAAATCAATTGAAAAGAAAAAAAGTAATTTAAATAAAAAAACACCTATAAAAGATTTTATAAAAAATACTCTTGAAGGAAAATACATGGATAATAATAGAGGCACAGCAGAACCTTTAGATATTTTAAAAAAACATAGAATAAGAAAAAAAGTTGCACTACCAAATGCAAAAACAGGTAAATTAATTGGTAAACAAAAAAATCTACCATTACATTTACAGAAAAAAATATTAGCGTAAGGATGAAATGGCTACATCAGGAACTACAAGTTTTAACATTACAATTGATGAAGTTATTGAAGAAGCTTACGAAAGATGTGGCGTAAGAACTAATTCTGGTAACGATATTAAATCAGCTAGAAGAAGTTTAAATCTATTATTTTCTGAGTGGGGTAACAGAGGTATTAACCTTTGGAAAGTAAAATCCAAAACAGAAACTTTAGTAAATGGTTCTGTTACTTATAATACACCAAGTGATTGTAACGATGTCCTTGAAGCTGTAGTCACTACGTCTGGAGGGAATCAACAAACTTTAACTAAAATTTCTAGATCTGAGTATATTGCTATTCCAAATAAAACACAGACAGGAACACCTTCTCAATATTACGTTGATAGACAATTAACACCAACAATAAGTCTATATTTGGCTCCTGATACGAGTGCGGTTACTAATATATTTTATTATTATCTTGCAAGAATTGAAGATGTTGGAGCATACACTAATACTTCGGATATGCCATTCAGATTTTTTCCATGCATGGTTTCAGGTTTAGCGTTTTATTTGTCACAAAAAATTGCACCAGATAGAATACAAGCATTAAAATTATTATACGAGGATGAATTAAAAAGAGCGTTAGATGAAGATGGACAAAGGACATCTGTATACATCACACCTAATATTTATTATCCACAGGGTTAACTATGGCATATGCAAAAGGTAAATACGCAAAATCTATTTCCGACCGTTCTGGTCAAGAATTTCCTTATAGAGAAATGGTCAAAGAATGGAATGGCTCATTAGTTCATATATCAGAATTTGAAAAAAAACATCCACAACTAGATCCAAAACCTCACACTGCAGATCCTGAAGCCTTGTATAATGCAAGAATTCAAAGAGCTGCACCTGTAGTTGTTTATCTTGATTTACAATATTGGCCAGGTCAGTTTACATCTAATGGCATGCAACCATCTATTGACCCGTTAGAAGAAAATAAGAAGAGACAGGTGAATTCTTCATTAGGGAGTGTTACAATTCTTATATCATGACGTTTGCAGAATTAATTCAAAAGGTAAGAGATTACACAGAGGTTGATAGTTCAGTTTTAACTGATTCTATTCTTGACTCTATGATCAAAGATGCAGAGTTAAGAATTTCAAGAGAAGTGGATGCAGACTACGAAAGACAGTATGTTACAAGTAATTTCAAACCTTCAAATAGATATTTAGAACTTCCTAATAATGCTGTTTTTCAAGGTAATACTTCAAGATTTAGTTTGTCTGTAAGGGCAGTAAAAGTTTTTAACACCAATAACTCACCTACTACAACTGAAACTTTAATTAAAAGAGATGTTTCTTTTATAGATGAGTATAACTCAACAGAAGCTACAGGTGTCCCAAAATACTATTCTAATTGGAAAGAAACCTATTTGATAGTAGCCCCTACACCAAACAGTGCATATAAAGTTGAGGTAGATTATGTAATGAACCCTGATCATTTGTCATCAACTAATACTACGACATATTTGTCCAATAACTATCAAGATCTACTATTTGTAGCTACGATGATGAATGCTTATGAGTTTTTGAAAGGACCTATGGATATGTACAAACTATACTCAGACAAGTATAATGTAGCTATACAGAGCTTTGCGTTAGAGCAAATGGGTGCTAGACGTAGAGACGAGTATACCGATGGTGTGCCAAGGGTTAAAATTCCTTCACCATCACCAAATAATTAATTATTAAGGAGAAATTTTATGGCAATAACACAAGCAGTTTGTAATTCTTTTAAAAAAGAATTATTAGACGGTGTCCATGACCTAGATACAGGCGGGGACAATTTTAATTTAGCATTGTATACTAACTCAGCGACTTTAGGTGCAGCAACAACTTCATACACTACAGGTAACGAAGTTTCTGCTTCTGGTACGTATGTTGCTAAAGGTAAACAATTACAATCGCAACAAACATCATTATCATCTACAACAGCTATTGTAGATTTCGCAGACTTATCTTTTACTGGAGTAACTTTAACTGCAAGAGGTGCTTTAATTTATAACTCAACTGACGCTAAAAAAGCAGTTTGTGTTTTAGATTTTGGCGCAGATAAAACTGCAACATCAGGAACATTTACAATTCAATTTCCTAACTTTACCTCTACTGCTGCTATTTTAAGAATCGCATAATTTAGGAGCCCGTTGCTATGGCAGAACTTACTTACACAGTTACCGTAGCATCGGGTAACCTTTATGGCGGAGGAACAGGCAACGTCTTTTATTTGGACGGTGCTAGAAATTCTACAGGTCCAGGAACTGTAAGCTGGGTTTCAGGTGCAACTTTACGTTTTGAACAAAGTGATGCATCTAATGACGGTCATCCATTAATTTTTTCAACAAACACTAGTACGTCTGGAATTATTTCTTCGGGAATAACTTATTATCTTGACGGAGCTAGCAACCAAGCAAACTACACAAACACAACTACATTCAATGCTGCTACTACAAGATACATTGAGGTAACACCATCTTCCGAAACAGATTTTTATTATTTGTGTTATATCCATGGAATTGGCATGGGAGGTGTTTTTGATATTACTCAAAATACATGGGGAGCAAAAACATGGGGATTTGGTACTTGGAATCTATTAGGGGATCAATCTGTTTCTGCAACTGGTGTAAACGTTACATCAGCAGTAAGTTCTGTTTCGTATTTTCCATCTGTTGGATGGGGTGCATTGACTTGGGGTTCTCAAGAATGGGGTGAATTTGAAAGTCCTGAAGCAGCTGTTACAGGTATCAGTATTGGTACATTTGCTATTGGAACTGAAAGCGTAACCGCAAACGCAAACATTATACCAACAGGCGCATCCATAACATCAGCTGTAGGAAACGAAGTTGCTGGAACAAGTGCCGAAGCTCCAGCCACAGGTCAAAGTATGACTTCGAGTAGAGGTACAGTATTTGCTGGAGAGCTTGTAACTGTTGAAGTTACATCTCCTTCAAATGATCCATGGGGTAATGAAGCATGGGGTAATGGATTATGGGGTATTGGTGACGGAATCTCATTAGTAAGTGGTGTCGAAGTTGGTATTGGAGAAGCAAATGTTTCTTTAACAGGACAACAAATGTCTTCATCACTAGGAACTATTGGTCAAGCTTCTATTTATTCTTTATCAGGAACAAACGCAACAGCTTCTCAAGGAAGTGCTTTTGGTGGAGAACTTACAATTGTTGAAGTTACATCTCCTTCTAATGACCCTTGGGGAAATGACACATGGGGAAATAGCCTTTGGGGTAATGGTGATGGAAATACTTTAATAACAGGTGTTGAAGTCATAATCCCATCAGTAGACACTATTACTACGGGACAAAGCTTAACTACAAATGTAAGTTCAGTAAGCGTAACAGCGGACGCAAACACAGGTGCTTTAACGGGACTATCAACAACTTTCTCTTTAGGAACAGCTGTATTAGACGCAAATACTATAGCTTCTCCTTCAGGAATATCCCTAACACCAACTCTTGCAAGTGTGGTAGCTGGAGCAAGTGCTGAAGCACCGGTAACAGGATTGCAAATCAACGGTTCTGTTGGTACAATTAACATAAATGCCTGGGCAGTAGTAGATCCAGATATAACTAACACTTGGACGGTTATTGACGAGGCAGCATAGATAAACTATACTTTTTAAAAACAAGGATTAATATATGGCATCAAGTTATTCTACAGATTTGAAACTCGAATTAATGGTAACAGGGGAAAACTCTGGTACTTGGGGTGATAAAACTAATACAAATTTAAACTTAGTTCAACAAGCGATTGCTGGTTATGAAGCAGTTTCTATTGCAGGTGGCGCACAAACGACAGCATTAGCAATGACAAATGCAACTCTTTCAAATGCAAGAAACGCAGTAGTTGAATTAACAGGAACTATTACAGGTAACCAAATTGTAACAATTCCTAACAGCATTGAAAAAATATACATAGTCAAAAACACAACTTCTGGCGCGTACACTGTTCAATTTAAAACAGTAAGTGGCACAGGACCAACTTTTGCTACCACTGATAAAGGTACAAAAATTCTTTACGCTGATGGCACTAATGTAACAGATTTATTTTCAGAATTATCACAATTAAATTTGACTAATCAAAATGAAGTAAGATTCGAAGATTCCACTGGAGGAGAGTATGTAGGTTTGAAAGCACCTGCAACTGTGGGTTCTAGTTTTTCTTTGACCTTACCAACAGCAGATGGCTCAAGTGGTAATGGGTTAACAACAAATGGCGCAGGAGCGTTATCTTTTTCTGATGTAGCTTCAACAGGAAAAGCTATTGCAATGGCACTAGTTTTCGGATAAATTATAATTAAGGAGATATAAAAAATGGCAGCACCAAATCTAGTTAACGTTTCAACGATTACAGCTAAGTCAGTTCAAGCAAACTTGTCGACTACTGTAACAACAGAAATTTTAGCAAACGCATCATCATCAAACAAAGTTTTTAAAATTAACAGTATTATTATAGCTAACGTAGACGGCAGTAACTCTGCTGATGCGACTGTGGCTATTACAAAAAGTGGTGGATCACCAATTAAAATTGCAAGCACAATTGCTGTAGCAGCAGACTCAACTTTAATATTAATCGATAAAAATTCTTCTCTGTATTTAGAAGAAGGAGATAATATCGAAGCAGGAGCTAGTGCAGCTAGTGACTTGACTATCACTATAAATTACGAAGAACTAAGTTAATAGGAGGTCTTAATAATGGCACAAGGACAAGGTGGTATTATAGGCGCTTCAAACATTCCAGTTAATTCTGTAGCTGGATCACCTGCAGTTAATTCATTTACTTCAGGCGGAACTTATACTGCATCACCAGGCACTAAATTTGTAGAATATCTTATTGTCGGTGGTGGCGGTGGCGCAGCCCGAATTGGGGGCGGAGGAGCAGGAGGATATAGAACAAACTATCCATCTCCTGTAGCGAATGCTCAACCTGTATCAGGTGGATCAAGCTACCCTGTCTCAATTGGAGGCGGAGGCGGAGGTTTCTGCGGTGACTATCAACAAGCAAGCAACGGTGGTTCTTCAAGTGTATTTGGAATTACATCTGCTGGAGGCGGAGGCGGTGGCTCATGGAATGGCCAATCTGGACGACCTGGCGGATCAGGAGGCGGAGGTTCTCAATCTGGAAGCGGAGGACAAGGAAACGTACCATCTGTAAATCCACCTCAGGGAAATCCTGGAGGAAATAGTGGTGACCGTGGAGGTGGCGGAGGCGCTAGCCAACCAGGAGCTTCTGCTGGAGGACAAGGTTCAGAAAATGCAATTTCATCACCTGGAAATTTTTACGCTGGAGGCGGAGGTGGCTCTGACGGAAATTATGCTGGAGGTACAGGAGGCGGAGGTGAAGGTTCACCTGGAGGCCAAAGTGGTAGTAACGGCAGAGGCGGAGGAGCAGGAGCGAATCACGGTGGCGGCACAAGAAGCGGAGGTTCGGGTGTTGTAATCGTAAGAGAACTAGATGCTTTTTCAGCTTCTGGTGTATGGCCAACTAAACAAGTCTTTGAAGCAATTAAAGATGGGAATTGGAAATCAGGATAATGGCACATTTTGCACAAATTAATTCAGACGATAATATTGTAATAAAAGTAGTCGTAATGAACGATGCAGAATGCGCTGCTAATGGAGGAGTTGATTCTGATCAATGCGCAACTTGGGTAAATTCTACTATTCCTGATGATGAATGGACTGCAGACACATATTATGATGGAAACTATCCTCAAAACACATATGTAAAAAGATGTGATCCCCAAACTCAGTATAATGAACATGTTGATGGAGGTACGCCATTCAGAGGAAATTATCCTGCACATGGATTTTCTTACGATTCTGCAACAGATAAATTTATACCACCAAAACTATATTCTAGTTGGGTGTTTAACACTAGTAGATGTGATTGGGAACCAAGTTTTGGTTTTCCAACAAGAAATCATGGTGAAAAAACACTGAATTGGACTTGGGATGATGATAATCAAAGATGGATTGGTCAAGATTTTGAAAATACTACATCTTTAGTTTGGAGTTCTACTTCCACTGCTTGGGAAATACCAAGTTAATTTGCCTTTTAATTAAAGTAAGTGTATAAACTTACTCATGTCAATTGAAGTCATAGAAGATTTTTTACCTCAAGACGCTTTTACAAATTTACAAAAATTTGTAATGAATAATAGTTTTCCGTGGTTTTATCAAGACTTCGTGATTGATGAAAAAGATCCTTTAGATAATATTTTTTTAGCACATTTATTTTATAAAGATAACAGACCCAATAGCGAATTTTATGACATGGTTTGTCAGCCTTTCTTAGATAGATTAAAACCTAAAGCAATAATAAGAATAAAAGCAAACTTATATTTAAATCAACAAAAAATAATTAAACACAGAATGCACACTGATTTTGAATATCCGCATAAAGGTGCACTCTTCTTTTTTAATACAAATAATGGAAAAACCATAATTGAAGATCAAGAAATAGAGAGTAAACAAAATAATTTAGTTTTATTTGATTCTTCAAAACCTCATGCTAGTACAACATGTACAGACAAGAAAGCAAGAGTTACTTTGGTTTTTAATTATTTATGATCTTAAAAAATTATTATTGGGTTTTTGAAAAAGTTTTGTCTGAAGAGTTTTGTAACAAACTTATTACACACGGAAACAATTTAAGAGAACGCAAGGGCACAACAGGAGATGCCGATAAATACATTGAGGAACAGCTTGTAAATAGATTTGACGTTACAAAGAACCAATTGTTAAAAGAGTTTGAAGAAAAAACTAAAAAAAAGCGAGATTCAGATGTTGCTTGGATAGACGAAGAATGGCTTTATAAAGAGCTTTGGCCTTATGTAAATACAGCTAATAAAAATGCAGAATGGAACTTTGAAATAAATCATACTGAATCAGTGCAATTTACTAAATACAAAATAAATCAATTTTATAATTGGCATCCAGACTCTTTCGATGGGGCTTATGAAAATCCAAAACAGGAAAACTTTTATAAAAAAATAAGAAAATTATCTATGTGTGTTAATTTAAGTGACCCATGTGACTATCAAGGAGGTGAACTAGAGTTTCAATTTAGAAATAAAGATGATGCACTCATAGTTACAAAAGAGGATAGATTCAAACCAAAAGGAAGCGTAATTGTCTTTCCATCTTTTATTTGGCATAGAATAACACCAGTGACTCTAGGAACTCGATATTCTCTTGTCTCTTGGTTTTTAGGATACCCTTTCAAATGATGTACAGTCTTTTTCCAACGCCTGTGTTTCATGAGAATCATAAACATTTATGTGATAGATTTAACAGTTCACAAAATGATTTTAAAATTGTGTCAGACACTTTATTGGATAAAGGCTTTGAACTTATAAAAAGAATGGGTTTAAAAACAGATTATAATAATCTTAAAATAAAAGACATATGGTTAGAAACATTTAAAGAATATTCAAATCAAGAATACCATGTTCATTATAATAGTTTAGTAAGTGGTTTTTTATTTTTGGAAGTAGGCAAAGATACATCTTTTCCTATTTTTTGTGATCCAAGATCTAACACACTTTTATACAAAGATATAAATGAATTAGAAAATAAAGATGAAGTATCTGCTATGTCAGAGAGAGTAAATATTAAACCACAACAAGGTGATTTAATAATATTTCCATCATACTTACCACACATGTTTACTGTACAGAAAAATAATAATATTTTGAGATTTATACATTTTAACTTACATGACAAATTATAATTTTCATAAAGATGGTTTTACAGTTATTAAGAGCGCTGTCTCTAAGGAGATTGCAGATTTTGCTTTAAGATGTTTATTGTTAAGAAGAAAGGTTACTGACCATATGTTTAAAACAAATTACTTAAAAAAAGATAGTATAGATTTTGGAACATGGAATGATGCTCAAGTGCCTGGTACATTCTCAATTTATGCATCAATAGAAAATGAAGTTTTTTTAATAGAGCTTAAAAATATAATGGAAAAAATTACAAATAAAAAATTATATCCTACATACTCATACTCAAGAGTTTATGAAAATGGAGATGAATTAAAAAGACATACTGATAGGTTTAGTTGTGAAATATCAACTACACTTTATTTAGGAGGTGACCCATGGCCAATATATATAAGGAATGAGGATACAGATGTCGAAGTCAATTTAGAAGAAGGAGATATGTTAGTTTATAAAGGTAACATCTTAGAACATTGGAGAAACAAATTTCAAGGGGAACTATGTGGTCAAGTGTTTTTACATTATAATTCTGTAGATACCAAAAATGCAGAGTATAATAAATTTGACACTAGACCTTTTATAGGTTTACCTGTTTCTTTTAAAAATGAAAAATAATCTTACAATTTATAGCAACATAATACCCATTGATATATTAAAAAATAATTTTTTAAGTTTTCCAAAAAATCTACCAAAATATTATAAAAATTTACCAAGACTTTTTAATCGCTCAGAGACGAGCACTACAATTAAAACTTGTCCTGGATTTGTAAACTATTTTAGAAAAGTGTTAGTTTTTACATCTCCTTTTGATATGGAGTTTCTAATATCTAATAATAAGTTAGAGCAGTGGGCAATGGGTAATGGCGATTTTAATAATCTTATGAGTGTGACAACTCATAGTAACTCACAGCTATTGGATTATGTACAAAACGATAATTATCAATTTGTAATAAAGATATGTATGTTTAATTATATTCAATCAGATGCACCTTTATATTTTCACAATGCATCATGGGAGTTTAGAAATTGGGAATGTCTTCCTGGTGTAATACATCCTAAAGATATACCAACTGATTTAAATATGTTTCTACCTATAAGAAAAGAAACGGATAAGATAGTTATTAAAAAGGACGAACCATTATTTTATATGTCTTTTGAAACACAAGATGATATTGAACTCCATTTTTCTGGTAAAAAGTTTGATCTGACAAGCCATACCAATACTTTGAGCTATAAGTTTTCTATACTGAAAGATAGAATACTTGGTAAAAAAATAGTATAATAAGCCATATGCCATTAGCTAAAGTACCATTCGCAGCAGGTTTTAACAAACAAATCACAGCAACCCAGGCTCAAAATGTCTGGATTGATGGTGATAACGTGCGTTTTAGATACGGCATGCCTGAAAAAATAGGAGGATGGAATCAATTAAATGCAAATGATTTAGTAGGTGTTGCTAGGCAAATGCACAATTGGTTTGATTTAGATGGTAGAAGGTACTCTGCAATTGGAACAAATAGAATTCTAGCTATTTATTATGATGAAATATTTTATGACATAACTCCGTTAGATTCAGTAAGAACACAAGCAAACTGTGACATCACCACTACTAATGGTAGTAACATAGTGACTATCACTACACCAGCTAATCATAATTTACAAATTACAGAACTTGTAGCATTTTCTGCTGCTACAGGATTATCAGGAACTAGTTTTACATCTGCTAATTTTACCGATAATCTCTTTGAAGTTTTGACGGTTCCGTCACCAACTACTTTTACTATTCAAATGCCATCAAACGAATCGACAGGATCCGTTACAAATAATGGATCTTTAACAATAACACCATACATTGATATTGGTAATTACATTCAACAGCCTGCTTATGGTTTTGGTACTGGTACTTGGGGTCTATCTACATGGGGCACATCAAGAACATCTTCTAACTTAATTCTTGATCCAGGCCTGTGGTCATTGGACAATTATGGTCAAACACTAATAGCTACTGTTCATAACGGCCCAAGTTTTTCTTGGAATCCTGTTGCAGCAGATACAAATGCTCTTGCTACAAGAGCGGTAGCTTTATCTGGTAACCCTACAAAAAGTGTGGCTACCATTGTTTCTGACAGAGATAGGCACTTAGTTCATCTAGGCACAGAAACTACAATTGGAACCACTTCAACACAAGACAAAATGTTTATAAGATTTTCTGACCAAGAAGATTTAAATACATATGCACCTACTTCTACAAACACTGCAGGAACTTTTAGACTAGATAGCGGAAGTGAAATTATTGCAGCGGTGAAAGGTAAAGATTACATTTTTATTCTTACGGATACAGCTGCATATATTATGCAATTTGTGGGCCCACCTTTTACATTTAGTATAAAACAAGTTGGAACTAACTGTGGTTGTTTGGGTCCGAATTCTGCAGTATATGTCAACGGAGCTGTATATTGGATAAGTGATGAGGGTGGCTTTTTTGTTTTTGATGGTACTGTAAAAGCCTTACCATGTTTAGTAGAAGACTTTGTTTTTACATCAAATGGAAATAATTTAGGATTAAATTTTTCTGCAGGCAAAATAACATTTGCTTCACACAATAGTTTGTTTAGTGAAATAAACTGGTTTTATCCTAAAGCAGGTTCAAATAACATAGATAGGGTAGTAACCTATAATTATGACGAAAATGTATGGACTGTAGGAACTTTAGCTAGAACAACTTACTTTGATCAAGGTGTATTTCCATTACCTTATGCAACAAGATTTTACACAACAGGAACAGGGACTTTTCCTACTGTACAAGGGATCACGAACCAAGGCGCCAGTAGATTGTATGAACATGAAAGTGGTTTAAACGAAGTTGATGCTAATGGGACTACCACTGCAATACAAGCCTTTATACAATCAGGAGATTTTGAATTAGACGTTGAAGGTAACGGTGAGTATTTTATTAAGATTAGAAGGTTTATTCCTGACTTTGGTATTCTATCGGGTCAAGCAAAGGTAACTTTAAATTTAAGAGCTTTTCCAAATGATACACAAGCATCTTCACCTTTAGGACCGTTCACAGTAACACCAACAACAAAACAAATTCATACACGTGCAAGGTCAAGATTAGCTAGTGTTAAGATTGAAAATGACGCTGTAGATCAAAATTGGAGATTAGGATTATTTAGATTCGACATTCAGCCTGACGGACGTAGATAATGCAAGTAAAAGATATCTCTATTGAGTATTTTAAAAAGAAAATACCTTTTTCAAAAGACTATTTAGAATTTGTAAAAAACCAAAAGCTTAATAATCATGAGGCACAAAACAATAATTATGATTATGACGAATCCAATAAAGAACTGTTGGATTTGACGCTTGAACAGCTTGATCCTTTTTTTAAAGAAGTAGGTGTTTATTTAGGTTATAAAAAATATGGTTTAGTAAAAGCTTGGATACAGCATTATGAGAAGGGTCATTTTCATGATCTGCACACCCACGAATCAATAAAAGATTTCTATTCTTTTTCTTATATAATCGATTGTACTGAGGATTCTTCTCACTTAAATTTATATAATCCAGGTTATCCCTATTTGAGTTATTATAAGAAAAAAATAAAACCTGAAGTAGGATTGTGTACATTGTTCCCTTGTTTTTTACCTCACTCGGTTGACCCAAATAAAGATAATGTTAGACTAATAGTAAGTGGTAATATTAAATGGCAAAAATAACAGCATACATACCAGAACCAAAAGATCAATATGATGTTTCTAATCAAAGACAAATATTAGAATCAGTTGATGTAATAAAACAACAACTTAATTTTTCATATCAAAAAGACTTGAAAGATGAACAAGAAGCGTTTAATTATTTTATATCATGACAATTCAATATAAAAACCAAGGTTTTAAACAAGCCGATACAAATAAAGCTACAGTACTGACATGTCCGTCTGATGCTACAATTATTATAAAAAGTGTTTATTGTGCAAATAATGATGCCTCCTCGGCTATATTAGTAAATATGAATTTAGTAGATTCTTCTGCTTCTAGCACTGAATATGAATTTTTCAGAGATGATGTTGCAGCCAAATCACAAATTAATGCCACCCCTCAAGGCTTAAACTTAGAATCAGGAGATGCAATAACAGTACAAGCGGCTACAGGGAGTAATAAAATTCAAGGTGCTGTGAGTTATGCATTAATAGATAGATCACAAGAAAATGGCTAAAGTAAAATTTCTTAATTTCACACCAAGACCAAAACCAAGAAAACGTCCGAGACGTCATACAAAAAGACTTAACAAAAATAAAAAAAGATGTTATAAGCGCTACAACCGTCAAGGAAGGTAGTAATGACTAAAAAAACTGTTAATATTGGTGGACAAGAAGTTCCCGTAGTTAAAGCCACAGCAATTGAGGAAGTTCTTAATAAAAGAACAGGAAAGAAATATGCTAATAAAGCTGATTTTGATAATGATGTTGCTAATCCCAATAGTGACACTACTAACGATGATTTACAAATCAATCAAAAAATAACAGTTGATTCTTTAGAAGTTTTTGGTAAAACCGAATAATGCAACCGTACGGTGGAACTGAAATTCAATTTGATTATTTAAAAAAATTTGTTGAGTATTCATTATTAGATTCTGTTCAAATAACTACATCTATTCCTGAAAAAGAACCTCTACATCCTGTAAAACCAAATATTCTTTGGTTAAAAAATTCTTATGATCAACCTAACTTACATGCCTGGTTCAAAGATAAAAAAAATCATGACAAATATGATTGGTATGTGTTTAATAGTCATTGGAGCTTTGAAAAGTATAGATATTTTTTTAAAATACCAGAAGACAAATGTACTGTAATTAAAAATGGAATTGATTACGATGAACTAAAATTAAAAACTGATTTTACTCCACAACCAAAAATGAAGATGTGCTACATCTCTACACCATGGAGAGGTTTAGAAGTTGCCTTAGATGCAATGGAAGCAATAAAAGATCCTGATATATCTCTTGATGTATTTTCATCTACAATTATCTATGGAAAAACTTTTTTTGAAAACAATGATGAGCCATACAAAGAACTTTATGAAAAGGCAAAAAGCTTATCAAATGTAAATTATATGGGCTATTGCCCTCACGACCAACTGTTAGGAAAATTAAAAGACTACCAAGTGAATTGTTTTCCTAGTATATGGGAAGAAACTTTTTGTATATCAGCAATGGAATCTTTGGCTGCTGGTCAATTGCTTATAACTACTGATCTTGGAGCTCTTCCAGAAACATGTGCTGAGTTTCCAGTTTACATACCGTATACGTCTAATAAAAAAAATTTAAAGGTACAATTAGCAGAAGCTATAATAGAAACAAAAGAAATACTAAAAAGAGATATTTCACAAGGTCTTAAATTTCAACAATTTTATTATAAAAGGTTTTATGATTGGAAAATAATAGGGAACTTTTGGACTAATTTTTTAAAAGGAGCGTTAAGTGTCTACAGAAATAAATAAAAAAAGTTTAATGGTATGCACGCCTATCCACTCTGAGGTGTCGATGCATTATATGAAAGCTTGTCTTGATTTACAAAAAGAATGTTTACTTAATAAGATAAAAGTTACATTTCAATTAATGAAGTCTAGTTTAGTAACACAGGGAAGAAACTTATGTGTATCTGCTTTTTTACAATCAGATGCCACACATATGTTGTTTATAGATTCAGATATTGATTTTACAACAAGATCTGCTCTTAGACTTTTTAAATGTGATCATGAAGTTTCTTTAGTGCCTTATCCAATGAAAACAATAAATGAAGCAAAATTTAGAAAAGATCAAGAAAAAAGACCTGATGATGACTCAAACACATACGGCTTAATTTATCCTGTAACATTTGGTGATGAAAATAAAATTGAACCAAAAGATGGTTTTGTCGAGGTAGTTAAGGGACCTACTGGTATGATGATGATACAGAGATCTGTTTTTGAAAAATTAATGAAAGAATACAATGAATTGAATATAATTCAACGTACTATGGTTAATGGTGAGATGATAGAAAGACCATTTTATTACAATTTTTTCGATTCATACTACAGCCCAAAAACAAAAACATATACAGGAGAAGACTTTTATTTCTGTAAGTTATGGACATCCATGGGAGGTAAAATACATGCTCTAATAGACGAGGATATATCACACGTTGGAGAGTATAAGTACACAGGTAAGATGTTCAATGAATTCGTAAAAACAGCCTGATATTGAAGAATAGCTTTATATAAGTTAAAATACCATAATAACTAGTTAAAATATTATGGATCCATTTACTATAGCATTAGCAACCTTTGGCATACAAAAGCTAAGAGGTAAATCAACAAAACGATCACTAAGAGATGCAGCAATAGCAGGCGGTCTTGGTCAATTAGGAGGCATGGCTGGTATTGGTCCTTTTCAAGCTTTTGGTAGATCAAGTGCAATGCCTGCAATGTTTCAAGGTGGTAATTTTATAGGACAACCCTCAGCAGCACAGATAGCAAAATTAGGGACTGACGAACTTACTATAGGAGAACAACTTGCATCAACGCCTACGGGAAGTGGTTTGTCTAGAATACTTGGTAAGAAAGATTTAACAAACAAAATAACAGGTGAGGTCACAAGAGAGGGTTCTGGATTTTTAGGTTTATCTCCAGGTATGCAATTAGGTATAGGTGCAGCAGGATTAACAGCTCTTGGAGGTGAGGATGAACAACCTGAAATGCCTGAAGGTACTAGACCAGAAGATTATGAAGAGGCAAAAAAGAAAGCAGATGAACAGCTTGAAGGAATTCTAAATACATATCAATATGACACTGCAGATGCAGGAAGTAACATGAGTCCTTACAACTATAATAATAATCCTTTATACACTTTTCACAAAGGTGGTATCGCAGAGGTAAGAAAATTTAATCAAGGTGGTATAAATTATTTACCATCAAAAACTGATCATAATGAAAAAGATATAAACAATTATGTAAGGGCTACAGGATATGTAGAAGATGGTTCAGGTAATGGAGACAAAGACGAGGACACAATGTTAGCTCAATTAGCTGATGGTGAATTTGTTTCAAGAGCCGATGCAATATTGGGGGCAGGTATAATGGAAGGTGCTAACCCAACAAGTTATAAAGACATGAGAAAAAAAGGAGCGGCTTTCTTTTATGGACAGCAAGCAAAGTTTAAACGAATATTCGATTTACTAGATGCAGCCAGAAAAGAAAAAAATTAAAAAAGAGGTCGTTGTATTATACATCGAACCTAAAAAACTTGACGAATATTGGCCACTCGTTGAGTTCATGTTGAGAGAGGGTCTTAAATATGATGGTAACCCCATGAATATTGAAGATCTTCGTGAAGAGATTGAAAACGGATCCTTTCAATTGTTTACAATGTTTGGATCTGATGACGGAATAAAGTACAAAGTATTTGGTGTCTTTGTTACAAGAGTTATGGAGTTACCAAACTTTAAACAATGTGAAGTCATATTATTAAAAGGAGAAAAAAGAGAGCTATGGCAAGACGAGGTAGCAGAAACAATAGAGCATGTTGCATATCAAAACGATTGCAAACGAATAGCAGTGCATGCAAGACCTGGTTGGCAAAAGTTCTTAGAAGGTAAACAATGGAAAGTAAAACGTTATTTATATACAAAGGAGTTAAGTTAATATGAGTTTCATCTTTGGAGGCGGAGGTGGTGGCGGAGGTGGCTCCACTTCAGGAACACAAGTATCGATAGCTAGAGAAGCACCAGAAGTAGAAAGCCGAAAACTCGCACTCTACGATCAGGCAGCAAAATTAGCTAAAGATCCTATAACAGGAGGCATTCCTGCTTTTCAAGTTGCAGGTCCTAGTGGATTAGAGCAAGCAGGATTTACTCAAGCAGGTACAACAGGCGTTGGAGGTGCAACAACTGCAGCAGGTATAGGTTCAGTACTTGGTTCTATGCAAGGTCCTAACATTGCACAATTTTTAAATCCATATCAATCATATGTGACTGATGAAATTGCTAGACAAGGTCAAATGGCACAAAATCAACTTGCAGCGAATGCGGTGCAAGCAGGAGCATTTGGGGGAGGAAGAGAAGGTATTCAACAAGCTGAATTACAAAGAGCAACACAAGCAAACATTGGACAGTCATTAGCTTCAGGATTTCAAAATGCTGCAGGTTTGGCTGCTCAACAGCAAGGTATTCAACAAGCTGGTGGACAGCTTCTTGGTGCTTTAGGAGGTCAGCAACAAGCGATGCAACAAGCTGACATTGCAAGTTTATTACAAGCAGGTGGAGTTCAAAGACAATTAGGACAGCAAGCTTTAGATGCACAGAGACAAACTACCTTAGCAAGACAGTATGAACCATATCAAAGATTAGAATTCTTAAAAGGTATTATGACAAATTTACCGACATCACAATCTGCTGTCACAGCGACCACGGCACCAGGAGCTAACCCTATGGCACAAGCGGTAGGTACGGGTATTAGTGCGTACGCAGCTTATAACATGGGTCAAAGGAGGTTCTAGTGCCAGCTTTTATACCGTTGATAGGAATGCTTGGAAATCTAGGTCGTGCAGGACTTGGTGCATATAGAACAATGCGAGCCATTAGAGCTGCAAGAGCAGCTAAAGGTATGCCTATGGGTTATCAAAGAATGCTTGGCTCACAAGGTGCAGGTTTAGGTAAAGGAACTTCTGGATCAGGATTACAAGGTTTAGTGGCTAGAGGAGCTAAAAAAGCTCCAGGAACTTCTGGATCTTTAGAAGCAGGTACAGGTGTGCTTCTCGGTGGTGAAGGGGTTGGAGATATTGTTCAAGGAACTAGAGAAGGCGATGTCGGTCAAACTCTTATGGGAATTGGTAGTCTTGCTTTTGGTGCACCTCTTGTTGGAAAAGGTTTAAGACTTGCAGGTTCACAAAGAACATTGAAAAGAAAATTTCCTGAAACATCAAAAGCTATGCAAACAACAGGTAAAGAATTTACTAAAAGAGTTCCAGGAGGATTAAAAGGAACAACAGGTGTTGGTCTTGCAGGTATAGGAGGTGGATTAGTGTTAGGTGATAAACCACCAGCAGTTGCAGAGGAAATAAAAAATAGTGATATGAATAGAATTATAAGTGACAAGCCTGTAGATCTTGTCATTAGTACAATTGAATCAGATAAGAAAAATCCAGAAATAGATACGACTACACCAGAATATAAAAAGTTAGCGACAGAGGCTTTGACAAAAGCCTATCAACAACAAGAAATTGAAGGTACAACCTCATCTGCTACAGCAGATAGAATTGCAGATGTTATGACATTTACTACACCTGGCGGTACAAAAGTAAATAACACAGCTACGATGCCAAATAACAAAGATCCTGAAGCTAAAGATTTAGATGTTGATGACATAAATGATATTGCAAACCGACAAAATGCACAGGGAGAAGGTGGTAAAGCTATAATAGATAATTTATCTGATGGTGCAGGCAGTGAAGAGGCTGCTCAATTCAATAGGTTTTACGATAGAATTACAAATTTAACAGGCGGCAATGACCAAACAAATAATTTAATTTTATTTAAATTAGGAACAGGTTTGATGAAAGGCAGAACTTCACAAGGTGGCTTAAGAGGTTTTGTAGATGTACTTGGTCAAGCTGGATCCGACACAGCAGATCTTGCTATGGCATTGTTTCAAAAAGAAAAAGATAGAAGAAATGATTTAGCAGTTGCGTATTTAAAAGCAAAAGAAAAGAAAAAAACTGATGCAGCTTTAAAAGTGAAAAGTAGAAAAACAGTTGTAGTACAAGATCCGACATCACCTTTTGGTGCAAAAAGTGTTGAGGTTGGTGTCGACCAAAATGGTTTTGATGTAATGATTGTAGATGATGGTCAAGGTGGCACTACAGCTGTTCCAATGAAATACACAGAATATACAGAGGTAAATAAATCACCTGCAAGAATTGATAAAAGAAGAAAACAATTAGGAAGTATCAATGCAGGTTATCAAATGACACAAGAAATTTTAGCCTTACCAGAAGGAACGTTTGGTGCCGGTGGTAAGGTAAGGTTAGGATTTGAAAATTTAGTTGGTTCTCTTGAATCAATTGCAAACACTCTCAATATAAGAAATATTGGAAGTTTTGATGAAGAAGTCGATGGTATAATTCTAAATGACTATATTGGAGGAAAAAAAATTGATGAACAGGGTAATGAAGTTGCACTTACAGAAAAGGAAAGAGAAGATACAGCAAAACTACAAGCTGAATATAGAAAAGAAATTGGTACATTAAATAAAAATTTTAGACCTGATGATAAAGATTTAGCAAATATAACAAAAGCAAGATTGATTGAGATACGTATGAAATATATCCTTGCTAACGCCTTAAAAGATGAAGATAGATTGACGAGAGCGGACATTGAAGATGCTGCACAAGCAACACAAACATTAGGATTAGGGATGTCGGATAGGGTAGTTAGAGGAGCATATGAAAGATTGGCAGAAAGATTCCAAGCTCAATTTAAAAGAGTTGGTAGAGATTTTATAGAATTAGGAGGAAGTGTTAATTATCTTAATTCATTTGAAGATATGCCTATCATTCGAGAATATCAAAAAAGTTTACAAAACAAAATAATTAAACAAAATATTGCTGCCAACAATACGGCAATCCTTGGTACTATAAAATAATGGCTACTTTAAAAGAATTACAAACAAGATTAGATAATAAAACATTTGATCCATCAACTTTAAATGACGAGCAAAAAATAGCGGTTGATATTGCTTTTGAATCTGGTCAATTAAAAGGATACAATTCTGTGTCTGAAGTAGAAAGAGAAAGAGATATTGGCGCAAAATTGATTGCAAAAGAAAAAGCTAAAAGAGATAGACCTTTTACCGTTGCTACACAAGGCATGATACCACTTACAAAAGAAGGTGTAGAAAGATCTGATTTAGAATTAACAGGTGATGTTGCAGGTGCTGCATACGTGTATACAAAGGACATGCCAAAAATTGTTAACTCAATAATAAGAGATCCTTCACAAGGTCTTGGAATAGATAAAATGAAAGCTGTTGAAGGTGATTTTAGGAAGTATGAAAGAGCATTACAAAAATTACCTTTTTTTAGAGGTATAAAAATTTTAAGAAAAACTGCAAGGGCAGTCGGTAAAGTAGCTGATGGTTTTAGAATGGCAGGTAGTGCACCATCGCAACTTTTAGTTACAGAAGCAAAAGCACAAGTCGCATCAGCAGCTGGTGCTGGAGCAGGTTCAATTTTATATGATGCTGCAAATGTTGCAACAGATGTTAATGTAGCAACTAATAGTGATTTATCAGAAATTTCAAATAACGATATAAAGAAACTGCCTTATGGACAACAAGTATTAGTGCATGCTGCAGAAGCATCGCGTAATGCATTTTATTTTAACTTAGCGGGAACATCACTTGCACCAATTCTTAACGTTACAATGCGTGGTATGAAAGGATGGCTAGGTCTTGGAAGCCCAGAAACAAAAGCATTAGCAGAAGCAGCGGAACAAAAGGGTATTAAGTTATCTATTTCAACTTTAGCAGACTCAGGAACATTTGGTGGTAAAATTATTAGAGGGTTTGAAAAAGTTTTTGGTATTATACCTTTAGTAAATATTTTTGCTAAAAGACAAAGAAAAGCTGTAGAAGAACAAACCTTTAGAGCAATGTTGGATAATGTAGTTGCAAAGGCTCCATTGGAGGCAACAGGAATGTTGAATTTAAAATTTTTACCAACGATGCGAGAAAACTTTCAAAAGTATTTTGATATCATAAACAATCGATATAATTATGTAGATACTATTGCTGAGAATTTAGGTAATCCGAAGTTTATACCTATGAAAGGTTTCAAAGAAACTGCAGAAAATATAATTAAAAAAATTGAAGATGGTAGTCTAGAGCCATTCATGGGTAAACAAACAGATTTACCTTATGGCCAAAGAGTTCCTAAGTATGAAGGTCAGTTTGATAAAGGATCACCTTTTGCAGATTCTTTATTTAATTTTGCAAACAAAGGAAGAGCTATAGATGATTTTATTACACCAAAACAATATCAAACATTAATAAAAGATTTAGTCAGAGCGACAGAAGCAAGTAAATTTACTGATATGAAAGATTTTTTCTTTGGTTTAAAAGCTTCGGCAGTCAATGATTTCAATAGAGTTGCATCTAAAGATAACATTCAAGCATATTTAAATAGTACACCTTTTAAACAAGAGTATGATAGTATTTTACAATCGTCAGGAAGAGAGGCAGCAGATGAGTTCGCTGCTAAGATTACAAAAGGAATGGATGATTTCGGTAAAGAATTAGAGGGAGCGAATCAATTCTTTTCTACATCTGTTTCAGCTTTCAATAATCCTGTAGCAAGAAAGATAGCTAACTCAACACAAAATGTATTTGCTAACAAAGCTGCATTGAATATGGAACCCTTCGGTAGACTTCAACCAGATAGAATGTGGGAAGATACTATTTCAAAAACATTTCAAGACCCAAGTGCGAGTAGTCTCAAACAACTAAAATTTATTTTAGGAGTAGATAATCCTCAAAGTAAATTAGGTAAAGAAGTTTATAACAGAGCAAGAACAAGATATTTCTTCGATGCTTTATTTAAATCTTATACAAAACAACCAATGATTAACGAAAAAACTATTGGTGACATTATGGATAAAGCAAGAGACATGGGAATCATTAATTACAAAGGTAGAAAAGAAATATTCGATTCAGCAGGCACGACTGCATTAGAGGAGACAACAAGAATAGATCCAATCAAAGCAACAAGATATGGCCTAGGTGTAACGGATGTGGCTGACATACAGAAACAAGCAAAGACTGCAGGTGAGTTTGATATATCTTTGTTTAAAAAGAATTTAGGTTTAGATAGACCTGGTATGTCAGAACAAGCTGCAAAGACTGCAGCGCGTGGTAAGTTTCAAGAAATGTTTGGTGGTGGTAAAGTTGGTAAAGATGCAGCTGACGATCTTTTGAAACTTGTAGATATTATGGACGCTGAGTTTGGTAAATATATCTCAGACTCAAATTCATTTGTCATGAGAAGAATTATGCTTGGAGGAGTTGGTCAAACAGCCATTGGTGGTGCTGCACTTGCAGGCTTAGCACAGGGTGGTGTTGGTGCTGCTTTACCTTTAACACTTTTATTAGCTGGAGGTGGATACTTCTTAGCTAGTCCAAAGTCACTTAAGTATATGCTTGATGTATACACAGACATGGAAAGATTAAACAAAGCAGGTAAAACGATGGATGTAAGAAATCCACCTAAGTCAATGGTTCGTCTATTAAATTGGGCTATGGATGAAGATAAAGACTTTCCTAGAATAGATCCTAAAAATATTGATTTTGAAGAAGTGACACAATATTTACTTAATAAAAATATTTTAGTTCCTGAGCTTGGTTTTACACCACAAGCAATCGATCCTAAACTTAGGGATCAATTTTATCCTGAATTAAAAGTTATAGATAAATCATCACAAGAAGATTTAGCTAAAGGTATAAACTATTTAGATGGTTCTAATAAAGGCTCTTCACAAGCTAATACAGTTGTTAATTACAATCCATCAGCTCCTGCATATTCAGAGTTTGTTGATCCAAGAAATTTACCGCAAAATACAACACCTGCAGCGCAAGCACCTGCAATACAAGCCCCTGCTTCACAAACTATAACTCCACAGAATTTTAATATGCTGTTTCCTAATGATCCATTAGGTGCAGCAATAGCGACAAGAGGAAATCAATAATGGCTAAAAAATCAGCATTACAAAAGATAGAACATCATGAAAAAATTTGCAGATACATGCAAAAACAAACATTTGATAGGATAGATAGAATGGAAGCACGAATCGCTAGAATGGAAAAGTTTATAGTAGGTGGACTGGGTGCAATTCTTTTAGCTGTACTTTCTAATCATATGTAGTATAGATCTCGGATGAAGATAATCCGAGAAGAAAACAAATTCACAATTACAGATTACAAATGGGATAACAAATATTCTTATAGTAATTATTTTCGAGACGATGACCACGGACCACGAACCTACAAAGTAGGAGAGAAAAAGGTTCCTTCGGTAACAACAATACTTTCAGCTACACAAAGCCCAGAAAAGAAAGCAGGTCTTGATGCTTGGAGAGAAAGGGTTGGCCATCAAGAAGCTCAACGAATCATGAACCAAGCAGCCACAAGGGGTACAGAAATGCACTATGTACTAGAAAACTACATAAACGGCATAGGATACTTCAATTTATCTAAAGATGGTGCTCAGGCCAGGTTAATGGCTCATAGGGTCATAGAAGACGGCTTAGGCCCATTAAAGACTATATTTGGGAGTGAGGTAAACCTAGCATATGAAGATCAATGGGCAGGATCTACGGATCTAGTAGGTGTCTTTGATGGTAAACCTACAATAATTGACTTTAAACAATCAAATAAACCCAAGAGAGAAGAGTGGATAGAGGATTATTTTTACCAAATTGCAGCATATAGTTTAGCACATAAGAAGCAACATGGTGAGATCCTACAAGGATTTATTGCTATTTGTACAAAAGATCTATTGTTTCAAGGTTTTAAAATGGATCAATCTAAACTATCAGAATATGAAGATAAATGGTTTAAAAAAGTTGATGAATACTATTCTACTTTAGCCACTGCTTAACTTCTTCACCTAAGGTTTCTGCACTTAATTTTAATTTTTTATCTAGAGCTGAAACTATAAATTCATCAATGGTATTTTCTGTTATAAGATCAATGTAAGTTACATTTTTATCTTGACCAATTCTATGAGCTCTGTCTTCACTTTGTTCACGTACTTCCAAGTTGTACGAATTACTGAAATAAACCACATAAGAAGCAGCTGTAAGAGTAAGACCATAACCACCGGTGGAAGGATTACCAACAAAAAAACGGCAGCTACTATCATTTTGAAAACGGGAGACAGCTTGTTGCCTATCTTCCGTTGAAACTTCCCCAAAAATCGAAACCACAGAGTCAGCACCATACTTCTCCTTAATTTTTTCAATAATAGTTTTTATGTTTTGTACATAATTAGCCCATATTATAAACTTACCCTCTGTCTCTTCCAATATCTCCATCAATTCTTTAAGCTTAGGACAATCGTCAAATACTTGAATTGTACCATCATCTGATTTAACAAACCCGTTTGTAACCTGGTGTAATCTTAATATTTCTGTGAGTTTATTAGCAAAAGTGACTTCATCTTGATTAATGATTGCGTAAGCAAATTTTTTTAATCTGTTATAGATTTCTGCCTGTTTGGCTGTAAGATTTATTTTTCTCACAGTGTACAATTTATCAGGTAAATCTAAACAATCTTTTTTCTTAACTCTAAAAGAAAAACCTTTAAGCTTATGAGTAAGCTCATCTAGATTTGTATAGTATTTAGGAAATAACATTTGTCTTCCGCCCATCTCAATCTGTTGCATTACTGCATATCTCGCTCTAAATGTAAAAAAAGAATCAAAGCCTAAAAGTTGTGGACTAAGGAATTCACATTGTGTATATAGATCTAATGGAGATTTTGTTATTGGGCTCCCTGTTAGGATTCTTCGGTAGTCTGCTAGTCTACCTAATTTACAAATGTTTCGTGTTCGTTTTGCTGATCTGTTTTTTATTGTTGTTGATTCGTCTAGTATCATTAGATGACGACAATCTTTTCTAGATAATAATAATTTTAATTTATCTACACCAGACTTATGTGATAATGCTTCAACGTTTATAAGAAACCATTTTAAATGTCTTTCAGGATGTCT